AAACATATTCATGCTCTTCTTGAAGATGGTAATAATGAAGGTTTACTTGCTCATTTATATGTAAGACACTTTGGAGATGCTCACGGTGGACAAATCATTAAACGAAATGTTCCTGGGTCAGGTCTTATGTATGAATTTGAAAACAGAGCAGAATTAATTAAACAAGTAAGAGAACTATTACATGATGGAATGGCTGACGAAGCAATGATATGTTTTGAATATGCAGAAAGACTATTCCACGAACTCATGGATAATTACAGAAGTAATCCTGATGAGTACGAGCCAGAAAATTACGCAATGGCAAGGAAGATGGGTAGTTGGGAAGACGATGATTGAGAGTCCATTATTTGATAGGTTAAGAAATTTATCGGAGGAGATCCGTGGTATATTTGACGCATACATGGATCCTGTTGATAATCCAAAGCATACGGCAGATTTAAATGGATGGTCAGATTGGTTTTGGGATAGCGAAGTAATTCGTAAAGCTCATTTAAAAACTATTGAACCTGTTGGTAAAAATAAATTATGGTTAATGCACATTAATGTATTTCCACATTTTGATGTCGACCTTCCAATTTTAGGTTTGGATATTGTTGCGAATCCTAAAAAGATTTCAGGTTGCTTTTGCGATTACTCTCCTTTACACGACCGACCTCATGTATACTTAGAGAAGTTTCAATTAGAAACAAAAGATCTTACTTGGTCAAGAGATAGAGAAATGCCTGACTGGGCAAAAGAAATCTTTTCTGAAAATATTGTAGGTGCAGGTTCAATCCGAGAAGGATACGAAACAGACCAACTTTGTAATATGGCAATGTCCATTATTCAGTTCTATATGTTAGAGATGAATAATCCTCAGTATCAAAAATTAGATTGCTTAGATACAAAAGAAGCACAGAACAAATATTGTCGTAATCAGAAAATGAACAAGATGCTTCATTCCTCAATACTCGCAATGGGTGTACCTGAAGAAAGAAAGAATCAATATGTAGAAGAAGTTTTGTTCGAAGAAGTATAGACACTTTTGGTGTTATACTTTTGTTCAAATATTCCATTCATGAATATAATAGTTTCCTCAATTTTAATAAAAAATTAATATAAATCAAGAAAAAAATTAAGTACTCCGGTATATATAATGGCTGTTACCAACGGTAACACATTTCAAAATCACTAAAGGAGTTTAAAACTTATGAATAAGTTAGTTGTGGCCGTATGCCTGGCGGCCTCAGGAATTGCCACCCAAGCAGTTGCTGATGAAAAAGATTATGTTGCACGTTTGAATGATAATGGACTGTATTGTGCTCGAGTAGAAATCCAAGGTATCAATGGTTTAACCACACGCAAGACTCGCTGCCGTACCTTAGAAGGTTGGGAAGCTGCTGGTTATATCGTAGGTGCTAAAGAGGTAGCAGAGGTAGAATAAAATGTTAAAGACAGTCCGAAACTGGACCCTTGCTGTTTTATTTTTTGGAGCTTGTATTACTGGGTTCTTAGCACCTATTCTTTGGCCTCATTTATACATGCCCTTTCAATCACCAATTTATGGTATCCCTCTCGTTCAGCATCATGTTGAACTTTGTGACCGACAATCACTCAGTGTCATCAACTTTTGCGAGCCGCTTGACCCCCTTAGAGTGGCTTAATAAATAGATTGACATCTAGTTAAAACTTTGTTATAATAGACCTAACCAATTGATTAATCAGTTGGTTGGGTTTATACACATTACAAAAATTAACTATTGACATATCACCCAAACTAGAGTATAATAGACGGAATACATGACAAAAAAAGATTCTAAGGAAAATACTGATATGTCCGTTGTTGCTTTAACACCTGATAAAATTCACCACGAGATTAGTAAACATATTTCAAAAGGGGTTCCATATATTGACGCTTTAGTCGACTTCTCCGAGAAGAATGGAATTGAAATTGAAACTATTGCTCAAATTGTTAAAAAGTCGTCAATCTTAAAAGAAAAGATTCGGACTGAAGCAGTTACTCTGAAGATGGTGAAAAAGGAAGATGAACAAGATATCACAGACTTTAGCAAGTGATGATAGCTTTAATGCTTACGTTAAGTTCCTTGCTTTAAAGAAACATTTTACAACGGACAATTACGATTACTTCAAATATAATGGAAAGGTTCGTGCGAATTACGAAACTTTTATGTCAAGAAGTGATGCTTACTCATTCGCAAAATTAGCGAAAAAAGATGACTTCGAAGGACTGATTTTAAGTAACATTTTAATAAATAAAAACATCTGGGTTCGAGATTTACTCGATAGTGAAGCCGAAGCCAGACATATGAATTGGAGAAAGAAGATAGAATCATTAGGTTATGTCTTCAAATCCGAGCTTGCTCATCTTGACGATGAATACAAGCGAAACTTTATATCAAGAGATGGACAACATCCTTTGGTAATGACTCTGTTATTACAGAAGAAGATTAGTTTAGAGACTTTTACTATTCTTGCTTTCATATCAAATATATTTTCATATTGGAGTGAGAAAATAGTTGACAAACATGTATCTTTTGATATAATAGACAAATCTAAAAAGTACAAACCCTTTTTGGATTTTGAGCCGAATCGTTTTAAGACAATAGTTAAGGAACGGTTCGATATTTAATACGACGCTATATAACGCTATACATAAGGAGAAAAATTATGGCACTAACTGACTTCTCTTCTCTGAAGAAGAATCGTTCGAAGACTCTTGACAAGTTGAACTCTCAGCTTGAGAAGATTTCTTCAAAATCATACCAAGACCCAAACGCAGGGAAATTTTGGAAACCAACAAGAGACAAAGCTGGTAATGGATTCGCAGTAATCCGTTTCTTACCTGCGCCTCAAGGTGAAGAAATGCCTTTCGTAAGGTTGTGGGATCATGGATTCCAAGGACCTACAGGTTTATGGTATATCGAAAACTCTCTAACCACATTGAACCAGGATGATCCTGTATCAGAGTTTAATTCAAAACTTTGGAACAGTGGTGTTGAATCTGACAAAGACCAAGCACGTAAACAGAAGCGTAGACTGAAGTATACTGCTAACATCTATGTTGTTAAAGATTCAGGCAATCCTGAGAACGAAGGTAAAGTATTCCTTTATCAATTCGGTAAGAAAATCTTTGATAAGTTGAATGACTTAATGAATCCAACTTTCGAAGATGAGGATCCAGTAAATCCGTTTGACCTTTGGGAAGGAGCAAACTTCCGTCTCAAGATTAGACAGTTTGAAGGTTATCCTAACTATGATAAGTCTGAATTTGACCCAGCTGCTCCATTGTCTGATGACGATGCTGAGTTGGAAAGAATTTGGGGAGAGCAACATTCTCTTGAGGAAATTGTTTCCGAAAAGAACTTTAAATCATATGCCGAGTTGAAAACAAAACTCTATCGTGTTCTTGATTTACAAAATGATGAACCGACTGCTTCTGCACCGGTTGCTGAAACTGCAGATGAATTGGATTTATCCGATATGTCTAACGACACATCTGTTAATGAGCCAACAATGGCAACAGCTGAACCTAATGTAGGTTCCTCTGTTAGTGACGATGATGATGACCTTAGTATCTTTAAGGAATTGGCACGTAATTAATAATGAAACGGCGAGAGGGATCTTCGGGTCCCTCCTTTTTAAGGAGATTATATGTCTATAGAAAAAGAAACCACAATACTTGATTTTGATTTTGGTTTTACTGCTGTTGATGCTGATGAACTTGAAGTTGTTAGAGAAGCAAAGCAAGTAGCCGAAACTACTTCTGCGACTGCAGAATCTAACGCTGCTAAGGCTCAACTGATTTACGACGCAGTTGTTCCTTTATTAAATAACTTAAAAGCAAACCCAGAAAAGGATTACATATATTGGCCAAACCGATATGAGAAACTTGATGCGTTCGCTGATAAGTTGTATTCTATATTAAGTGGAGAATAATATGAGTTTACTCGATAAAATGTTAAAAGCAGGTTCGATAAAACAGTCCGCTGTTCTATCTGATTCTGCATTCTTCCAGGATAAAGATCCTATTCAAACAGAACTACCTATTGTAAATATTGCATTCAGTGGTTCGTTGAAAGGTGGTCTTATTCCTGGTCTTACTGTTGTGGCAGGTGAATCAAAAAGTTTCAAAACTTTACTTGGTCTCTACTGCATGAAAGCTTACTTAAAGAAATACCCAAAAGGTGTTGCTTTATTATATGATTCTGAATATGGTATTACACCTGAGTATTTAGAATCTTTTGATATTGATACCAACAGGGTAATTCATATTCCAATTGAAGATGTTGAACAATTAAAGTTTGATATTGTAAAAAGATTGGATGAAGTAGGTAAAGGTGATAATGTATTCTTAATGATTGACTCAATCGGTAACTTGGCTTCGAAGAAAGAAGTTGAAGATGCAATGTCTGAAAAATCAGTTGCTGATATGTCGAGAGCAAAAGCGCTCAAATCATTGTTCCGTATTATTACACCAAAGCTGACTACAAAAGATATTCCTTGTATTGCTGTTAACCACACATACAAAGAAATCGGCTTGTTCCCAAAGAATATTATTTCTGGTGGTACAGGTATTTACTATTCAGCTAACCAAATCTTTATTATATCAAAGGCTCAGGAAAAAGAAGGTACTGACTTGGCAGGTTTCAAGTTCACTATCAATATTGAAAAGTCAAGATATGTTAAAGAAAAGGCGAAGTTGCCGTTTAAAGTATTGTATGATTCTGGTATTCAAAAGTGGAGTTCATTGATGGACCTTGCGATTGAAGCAGGTATGATTACAAAGGCAACACAAGGATGGTATAATTTGACTGACCTTGAAACTGGTGAAATCATTGAACCAAAACGTAGAGGTAAAGATATTGAAACTGATGACGAATTTTTTGAACAATTAATTCTGAATGAAAAATTCAATGCCTTTATTGAAAAAAGATATAAGCTAACAATGGTGGAGGAACAAGATGCTCGAGAAGACGATACTGTCGAATCTGATACTGAATGAGGATTACTGCCGAAAGGTATATCCTTATCTTAAATCCGATTACTTTGATGATACCGTTCTTCGTAAAGTATTTGAAACGGCTTCTGATTATTTAGAAAAATATAAGGAGCCGCCATCTATTGAGGCACTTAAGATTGCGATTGACCATCGTAAGGATTTGAATGAAGAAACTTATCAAGGCGTTCATGCATTTGCCGATGAATGTCAAATTGATAAGGAAACTGGAATTGATTTCTTAATTGATGAAACAGAAAAGTTTTGTCAAGACAAAGATTTATATAACAGTATTCGTAAATCTATTCTTATTCTTGATGGTCAAGACACTGTTAATGGTAAAGGAGAAATCCCAAGGCTGTTATCCGATTCGTTAGGTATCAGCTTTGACCAATCAGTAGGTCACGACTTTCTTGAAGATATTGATGATCGTTATGAACATTATCATCGTAAAGAAGAAAGAATCCCATTTGATGTTGACATCTTAAATAAAATTACAAAAGGTGGTATCCCACGTAAATCTATGACTGTCCTCCTGGCAACAACAGGTGGTGGTAAGTCATTATTGAAATGTCACATGGCAGCAAATCATTTGATGTATGGAAAGAATGTTCTGTATATTACAATGGAAATGGCTGCTGAAGAAATCGGCCGTCGTATTGACGCAAACATTATGGACATTACGCTTGATGAAGTTGTAGAAGTCCCAAGAGATGTTTACGAAAAACGCATGGCAAGATACAAAACAAAAACAACAGGTAAGTTGGTAATCAAAGAATTTCCTACAGGATCTGCACATAGCGGTCACTTCCGTCATTTGCTAAATGAACTGAAACTCAAAAAGAACTTCAGTCCTGATGTTATCTTCCTTGATTATTTGAACATATGTTCATCATCTCGAGTTCGAGGTGCAGCTGCTGCGAATAGTTATACTTTAGTAAAATCAATTGCTGAAGAGGTTCGTGGATTGGCAATGGAATATAATTGTGCAATCGTTACTTCTTCTCAATATAACAGAGATGCTTATGGAAACTCTGATGTTGATTTGACTAATACTTCTGAATCTATGGGTATCACTCATACCGCTGATGCGATCTTTGGTCTTGTCAGTTCAGAATACCTCGACGAAATGAATCAATTGATGATTAAACAATTGAAGAATCGTTGGGGAGACATTAGTTATTATCGAAGGTTCCTAGTCGGTATTGACCGATCCAAGATGAAGATTTATGAGCTTGAGGAATCTGCTCAGCAAAATATAAATCTTGATGGTCCTGGAGGTGGTCAGTCGCCGGGAAAGAAACAGAGTTATGACGACGGTCCTGTATTTGACAAGACCGACATTGGACTTAGGTTAAATAAACGTAAGTCAGGAAAAAATGTATTTGGTGATGTAGAACTGCGATAAGTTATCTGTATAAATAAACTAAAGTAAACTAGAATTTATAATAGGTAATTTATGCGCAGGTTCAAAACATTCGTTGCTGAAGCATCAATACTTAAACCCGACTATGTTGTCGGTCATAAGGTTGTATTCAAAGGCAAAGATTTTCCAACCCTTGTCAAGATGGGTTATAAAGAAGGTGACATTTTTGAAATCGTTGGTCCTGGTTCAAAGGTTGACGCTTTTGATGGAAAGGAAGATGGCGAATTTGAAAAATTCTTAAAAGCACCTGACGGTAAAATTATTCATGTTAAAGGAGGCCAAGGAACTCGTTCTTCGGCCTTTACTCATTATAAAGAAGGCGGAGGAATGCCTTCTGGTGCAGAATGGGAAGACCTTATTGTATTTGCCTATAACGAATTAAAAGGCCAAGATACCGACGCTGAAACAAAAAAAGTCGCCATGAAATATTGGGGATCCTATCAAGAACAAGCAGAAACAATTGCCAAAAACTTTGAAAGAGGTTTATCGGCAAGAGCATTAGTTCAGACAGGACGCGGTGGTGCAGTAGGAACTGTTAGCCTTGGTCCTATATGGCAAAAACAAGGTGCAAGAGATAAGACTCCTAAAACAGATATTGCATCTTCTGATTTCAAAGAAAAGATTTCCTTAAAGAAAGGCGGTGGTTCTCAATTAGCATCTGCGAAAAAGAAAGAAGCTATTGCTATTGTTGAAGCTGCATTATCTGAAATGGGTAATGAAAAGAAATTTGCTACAAACCTAGTTTCAGAAATGGAATCAAAAATGACAGAACTCATATCAAATGAAACTGTCACTAACCTAAAGAAACAATCAAAAGCTGGTGCTAAGACCGCTGAAGTAATTGACTTTCAGGAAAAAGATAAAAACAATAAACAACTTGGTGATATGCTTGCGACTTATCTTAATCAGGATAACGAAACAAATGCTTTATTTAGTAAGTA